GCGAACCATTGCTGTTGGCACGACTTCCTAATATACGATATGTTGCACCAGCATCACTGCTATACCAGTATTCAAAGCGATCCACAATACCACTAGGAGTAACACCAGTGATGTCTAGAGCTGGCACAGCAACATTATTAAGTTCAGCAATGGTTGGTGCCGCAGGAGTTCCAATTACTGCAATGTCTGGGATGGCAATTGGTTCAGTTGGCACTCTTGGTCTGCGAGGGACACCACCTGCTGTGTACATTGTTGAATCATATTCTTGTGCTGTGATTTCAACTGCCAAGCCACCTGTTTCGCTTTCAACTTCACGCACACGAACAACACGGAATGGTTTGAGTGTCCAACCATACACATCTGTGCTTACTGTAATCACATCACCTGCTTCAGTGTTAATCTTACTGTAGTCAGTTGTGAATGTGACAATCTGATCCATACGGTTTTGATACAGCTCTAAGTAGCCAAGTTCACGTGCCTGTAGTGGTTCATTGATGAGATCCAACTTTAGTTGTAGAATGTTATCTGGCTCATTGGCATTGCGATATTCTGTAGGCAAGTCAATACGAATCTTATCCATCTGGTCACGCAACTCACGATGTGGAAACTCAACTTCAACTGCGTTATACATGCTGTCCAAGTTGGTGCCTGTTAAGTCAATACCTGAAATAATATTGCTGTCATCAAATGCCAGAACGGCACTTTGATCTTTGTTAATTGTAACGCCCCATAAGCCAGTGCCAATATCATAACTTACAAAACAACCTGCATTGCCTGCCAACTTTTGTAGGTTGGTCATAACACTATTAGCAGGATTGACAACACCATTGATTTGATAACGATTGGCCAAGGTCTTTGTTTGACCATCTTCTTCATCATAATAACTCACTGTGTCATCAGCATAGGCATTTAGTGCAATTAAACTTGCTGTATCAATTTGACTATTGCTTAGACCAGCACCACTGATCTTGTTGCGTAAAAATGAATGTAGTGCATCACCTGGCTTGAACAAGTTGTTGCTGACTCTGAATTGGAGTTCTGGCAATCCAGTAATGCCTTTGTCTCTGTTGTAAGAGATCCTAACCAAGGCAAATGTCAAACCAATCATACGCTCATCACTGATCCAACCTGGCATTAAGGTTCTAGCATCACCATGTAGTGTTGGTAGGCTTGGCAAGTATTCCAACAAATCGCTTGGGCGTGTTGGAGTAACACTACTGTTGTATAGATAAATTTTGACCAGGTCTCTTGGACTTGTATCAACAACGCCATCTTGGTTTACAATGTAATCAATTGTAATACCATCACTTTTGAAATACACACGCTGGTTGTTCCAATATACTTCATCTACTGTGGTTATGATTGCGGCACCGTCACTGAGTCTAGTTGTTACTGTGCGTGGTGTCTCAGCAAGTGTTAAGCAATACCACATGGTCTTATTGGCATCTACCAATTGTGCGTCAGTAATCTTACCACCAAGATAAGCACTACCATATAAGACTGGAATTGGGTTTGTTGTGTCTGGAGCCGCTTGTAATCTAATGCCTTGATCAACGGCATCTGGTGTGTTGGTATTGCCAGTGGCTTTGTTGATGAGCCTACTAACACCATACGCAACAAGTATACGCACCAGTGCTCCACCAATGCTTGAACTTCCTATTGCGGCCGCTGCCGCTGTTAAAAATGCTGCCATATCTATTCTATTCCTTAATCCAATGCTGTTCTACACACTTCCATCCACGCTTGCCTAGATTAACATCTGTGCTGCCTGGTTGTGTACTCAGACTAACCTGATCTACCAATTTATCTCGTATAAATCTTTCACAATCCGTTTCCCAACGCAGATATAATTCTACACTGAGTCTTCCTTTGCGGAACGCTGGCGTTACCCACCAAAACAATTCACGCATCCTGGTGCGATTACCAATCCAAGGATCTTGTTCCTTCATTGCACCTATCATACCAACCACTTGACCTTCATGTTCAGCGATCATGAGATAGTGATACAGTATTACATTAGTTAGTCGCTCACGGGCACATGACAAATCTTGCTCACTCCAGGCTTGGTAATTTACTAAACTGGCACTGGCAAAATCTTTCAACAACTTTAACAGTTGTTCTACATCCGTAACCTTGGCTGGTCGTATCATGCTACCGCCAAGGGCTTACCAAAGTCAAAGTTTGAGTTGGCAATTGTGGCCACTCTAGCAAAGCCTGCATCATCACCACGATAGCCTGTTCCAGCTGTTGTAACTGTTACACTAGACACTGAACCACTGGTAACAACAACTGTTATTCTACCTCCAGTGCCAAGGCCTGCGTCTGTGGTAAAACTTTGATTGGTGTATGTGCCATTGGTATAACCTGTACCTGGCTCTATCTCATCTATTGAGGCAATGGCACCTCCAGTTGTTGTAGTTTTAATTTTAAATGAGAATCCAGTGCCTCCAGGTATTGCGGCTGTGCAATAGTATCCTGGAAAGTTATACTTGCGTTCATAATCATTGGTTCTTTGTCCAACAATCTTTTGCTCTAATACTTTAACAAGGCTACTGCAACTTACACTTACTGTTGTGGTTGCAACATTTGAGAACTGGTTAAACTCGTCATTGAAACTGTAGTTTGCAATCACACCTTGAAATCGTTTGCTAGGATTACCAGTGATGTTTAATGCAACACCAGTTGTGGCATTGAAGAACACACGATAGATAATAACACTACTGCCTTTGAGTTTGTAGTCCATCATATTGGCAACAAATGCCTGATCAATGGCACTCATAGAGATGGTAACATCACTGCCACTTGGGCTTAGTTCATTGTTAAACTCACTGATGCCTAACAAGATACCTAATGGCAAATATGAGTAAGCAACATTATCATCTTCCGTAATGCTGACAGGCACATCATGACTGCTGAATCGTAGCACACCATACATGGGTATTACCATGCGAACAAATGCCGCCTGCTTGACAGCTGAATATGATGTTAAATTAAGACCTGTGCTCATTATAGGACCTCTTGAAACTCAAAGTCGCCATTAAACTCAATAAGGTCTTTTTCAACAAATGTCCATGTTGGCATCTTGGTGCAGATCACTTGCCATGATACTGCTGGGCCAACTTTAAATGTCACTGCTGTATCACTTGGTGTGCTTAAAATGCTTCTATGAACTTCAACCAATTGAGTGGCTGCGGCACCTTTGGTCACAGCCGCAACAATACTATAAACATAATTGCTGCCGTTGGGCTGAATCAAATCACCTGCTCTAAACAACACACTACCTGTAGCACCTGGCATGTTGCCTAATTCAAACTTGTAGGTATTGCTTGCCGCTTGGGCGGCTGTGTATTTCCAAGTCATTGTTGTAGTTGAAGTAGCATCACCACGATACCTTGTGATCCAATCATATCCTGTCTTGGCCAAGTTGATGCTTTGGCTCGTCAACATAGCATTGCTTTCAATGCTTTCTATAAACCCACGGTGATTGTTCCATACCATGCGTGGAGGCATCTTGACAGCAAACTTCCAAACATTACCACCACGACTAACACTACGAACTCTTTGATCACGACTTACTGTTTGACTTATTACTGGACGCTTTACTATGCTGATGTCTTCAGCGTTATCTATTACCCATTGAAAACTCATATCTTATCTCCTACCACTTGGGATTGAACTGCGACCTTTCTCAGTCACAGCATATAAAAACTCTGGATCACGTGCAATCATTTGACGGAAACTTTGTGCATCTGCCGCATGTATTGTGTAATTGACATTGACAATATTATTCATTGCCTCTGTTGATATTGGATTACCTTGATTAACAATGCTACCAAGTTTATTGTTAGGTATAATGTTGCCTGCTGTTTTACTGTAGAAAAGTTCTGGGCCATTCTCACCTACAATGTAAGGAGTATTTGCCGCAACTGGTCCACCAGACGCACGACCAGTTAACATTGAGAAGAAGTCGCTAGTGCCACTGCCACCCATAATATTAGCAATGACTTTTCTTGCTTGGATACGAACAAACTCAGCAATGATACTGTTGGCAAAGTCTTTAAAGTTCAACTTGCCTGTTGTGACAAAGTTAACAATCAAATCTTCTAAGCCTTTTGTAACACTTGAGAATATACTTTGTGCTTGTTGTGCGGCATTGGTTGCACTTTCTACATAAGAATTGAAAGCATCTTTCCAACCACCAGCAAATGTTCTTTGTGCTTCATATGTGCTTTGTGTTTGTGCCTTTTCTGCTTTGGCTCTTTCAGCGGCTGCTTCTGTAATGAGTTTCTTTTCATCAGCACCAAGAACATATTGACCTTGCCCAGCAACCGCACCAAAGCGTCTTTGTTCTTCAGCACGGATCTCTGCTTCTGCGGCTTTCTTTGCAGCCGCTTCAATATCATAATACTTCTTCTCAATGCCAGTCAACCCTACCTTGGCTGACTCATCTTGCAATGTCTTGAGTCTGTCTTGTAATGCAATTTGATCATTGAGTAATGTAACACGGATCTTTTCTAAGGAGATTGCATTGTTATTGGCGGTTGTGTCTGCCACAGCTCTTTCATAAGTGGATTCATACAATGCATCCACTGCTTTCATTTGTTTGGTAATTTCAGCAATTTGTGCATCACGCCCAGCACTTTGCGGTGTTGCTTGCAGACTTTGTTGCTTATTTTTAAG